TGATAACAGCAAACATCTTAGACGAAGAGTAACTCAAAAGGCGGGAGCTTAAGGAAACTTAGGCTCTTGCTGTTTTTATGAAAGGAGAAATTAATATGTCGAAAATATTCAATCTTAGAGAGGTAAGAGAAAAATTCAGTGGTTATGCCATAGCATTTGACGACCTTCCGGGAACTGGCTGTAAAGCCCTGATTTATTCTCACCTAGAAAAAGAGGGAGCTATATGGTGTATCACTGCTGCTAATGTACATTCCTGTGTAAAGTCTCCTAATTATATGGATGTTTCGGAAGAAACTCATATAATTCAGTATCGTTTATCAAAGGAATCTATGGCTGTTTATGTAGATGGTGTCGGTCAAGGATTCATGTTATACGACGATATTCCAGGAATTGAGTCCTGTCGTGACGGAGAAGGTTATTATAATGTTGATAACATCGTCGCTCCAGATTTCTGGAGAGGTGATTTAAAACAACTTCTGTGTGAGTATGTTAACGCTCACTGCAAAGTATATTATGATTATTCGCATAAAAAACATACCCTCTAATGAGGAAACTGAAAGGAGGTTATCATATGAAAATGTTCGATATTATTGGACTTATTCTGTCGGCAGCTGGTGCAGTAGTTCTCGGTGTTGCTAATATGAGGCACGCTGAGGATTCAGCTAAGAAAGCTGTTGACAATGCGTTCGAAATCGCTCAGAAGGATGATGACGAAATCGAATAAGTTGACGACTCAAGAGTCTTAGAGAAATCTAGGACTCTTGGCATTTGTGAAAGGAGGTAATAACATGACTGTATTCGACGTCGTAGAAAACGCATATTGGAAGCTAATACCACCAAGTAAATCATGGCCCACAGCAAAACAGGATGAACGTCTTTACGAGCGTGCTATACTTAAAATCATGCTCAAGAGATTAGATGACCATGATAACATGTCAACACTTCATAGCCTCTACGGCGGTTTGTTAACAGTTGACGATAAGAATCCCAATGCACCAGGGGTTCGAACTTGTCTTAATGTATTGAAAGACTTTATATTTGAGGAGGATGAAGATGTTTGATCTGAGTAAATTCCTGTGTAAAGCGGGCGGTCGTATCGGGGCCGTGCTTACACAGAAAAATACCGAACTTCTTGTGGGGCTTGGTATTGGTGGTTTTACGGCAAGTATAGTAACTGCTATACGAGCTACAAAAAGAGCACAAATCAAGATTGAATCGGCGAGAGAAGAGCGTGTGACAAATCATTTCAATGAGGAAACAGGTCATTGGGAAACAAGTGTTGTAAATGATCTCACTAAGCTTGAAGAATTCAAAATAGCAGCGCCTTGCTATATACCGACAACCATTCTGGCTGCGGCTTCAGCAACAGTAATAGTAGTTGGTACCCGAAATGCTCTCGCTGGAAAAGCTGCTATAGCAACCGCCTTCTCTGCTCTGTCTGAGGAATATCGAGACTACCGTAGATCAGTTGAGGAGACTGTTACGGCAGAAAAAAAGAAGCAGATTGATGATAAAGTCAACAAAAAGATAATCGAGAGGGCTGAATCAGTTGGTGCTATTGACAGTGTCATAACAACCCCGGGCGATGTCGTTGTATATGAGCGACTTACTGGAAGGACCTTCTCATCTAATCAGGACAAACTGATCAAAATAACCAATGAGCTTAATCGTAGAATGAGAACAGAGAATTACATTTCACTGAACGATTTCTACGATGAGGTTGGATTATCACAGACGGCCATCGGATACGAAATGGGTTGGAATATCGATCGCGGTTACATTGATCCAAGGTTTGGAGCCACTCTTGATTCCAAGGGTCGACCTTGTATGACCCTTGACTTTGATATCCCGCCACAGGCTGATTACCAGAATTGGTAATTCGCGAAACCGCCATGCTCTTTAATGAGGAAACTCAATACTTAATTTTACAGGAGGATTTTATTATGGAAAATGAAGTTATGAATGTTGAGGTTGTTGAAAACAACGAGGTTATGGAAGAAACAACAGATCTTGTACCTACAGAGGTGCCTGAGGTTGTTACTTGCGAGGAAGTATCCAAGAAAGATATGGTACTTGTTGGCGGTTTGTTAACACTGGCTGGAGTCGGTGCGGTAGCACTGATAAAGGGAGGTTATAAGCTTGCTAAAACAGGGATTCAGAAGATCAAGGATAAGAAAGCTCAGAAAGTAACGGCTGCGGCAGTCAATGTTCCGGTAATGGATCTGGAGTCAGAACCTATTGTTGAGGAACCTGAGCAGACTTCTTCAGAAGATGAAACGACTGAAGAATAAGGTTGAATGATTCGAGATTGGGAGTCTTAGAGAAATCTAGGACTCTTGATCTTTATTAAGGAGGTTATTTATGGATAACAAAAAAGAAATTGTTCCTGTTGTCACTCCTGGAACTGTTACCAGGAAGAAAAAGACACCAGGAACAAGATTTAAGGAGGATGCAGTAACTGTAGGCGGGCGTGTGCTCAAAGACTATGTTATCCCCGGACTCAAGAAGCTTGCTGCTCAGACAGTTAAGAACGGTATAGATATCATATTGTTCGGGGAGCCTCAGAATACAAATCAGTATAATCCTTGGACTAGTTTCTGGGGAGGTGGTAGTTATTATACTTACAACGCTAACAATAATTACACACCATACGGAAATTCATCTAACTCAAAATCAAACAGCAATAAGCCACCAATACCATCTCGTAAGACTGTGTACGACTATGACTATATAGTCTTCCCTACTATTAATGACGCAGAAAAAGTTCTTAACACCCTGAAAGACCTTATCTCTCATTATGGAATAATCTCCGTCGCTGAGTTCTATCAGTGTGCAGGGGTACCGTCCAATTTCAATGATAATAAGTATGGCTGGACAGATATCAATTCTGCTACTGTCGAGCACGTTGACGGTGGCTATGTAGTCAAGTTACCCAAGGCGTATCCAATCGACGCGTGATCAAAATAAACTAATATTTAAGGAGGTTTCGTTATGACAAACGAAATAATTAAAACAACCGCATCTTTCCTCGCACGAACAAAAGTTACTCTGATTCATCACATGCCCAAGATTCTTATCGGAGCTGGCGTAATTACTGGCGGAGCATCGCTGGTAACTGCTATCAAGGCAACACTTAAGGCTCAGCCTGCTATTGAAGAAATGAAGACCGACGTTGCCGATATTCATCTTCAGCTTGATGACGCTCAGCAGAATCAGGAAGATACTACAGAGATCAAAAAGGAGCTGACGAACGTTTATCTCCATTTTGCCAAGGATATGGTTAAGGCATATTGGCCCACGGTTCTTCTGGCTGGCGTGTCTGCCACATGCTTCATAACTTCTCACGGTGTTATGGCGAGTCGTAATGCGGCTCTTGCTACAGCATTTGCAGCTTGTGAACAGGAATTCAATGAATATCGTAACCGTGTTCGTGATCAGATTGGTGTTAATGCTGAGAGATCACTCTACTGCGACGATACTGTTATTGAGGAAAAAGAAGTCGTTGACTCTGAAACAGGAGAGACAATCAAGGTACGTACCCTCGAACGCAATATACCTATGCATGCGGCGCTCTTTGATAACGGTAGCCCTAATTATGAAAACAACAATGACTACAACCTCATGTTCATACAGATACAGGAGCAGTTCATAAATGATAAGCTTCGTACACAGGGCTTCATATTCGAAAATGACTGCAGAAAACTTCTCGGAGTTCCTCAGACAGAAGCTGGTCAGCGCTGCGGCTGGATTTATGATCCTAACGGTCCTACTCATCCCATAACCTTTGGCATAGAGGATTATAACCTTCCTCTTAGCGATCAGAGGAATATAATGGATAACGGAATATATCTTGAGTTCAATACTCAGGGTGATATAATGGACAAGGTTCGCTGGTAAGAAAGGAGTTCACAATGATATCTGCTAAAGCGGTAATCGCTTTTGCACTTGGGGCTGCAGCTGGTGTAGCCTCTTGTGCAATTTATTTCAAGAACAAGTATCAGGAGATGTATAATCAGGATGTGCAGGCTATCCGTGATTATTACAACAAACTGAATGCTCAAAATGAATCTTCCAAAGACGGTTCATCGGACGAAAAGCCTGCAGAAACAAAAAAAGATGATTCTCTTAACTCTTATGCAAGGACAGTAGCGGAGTATACCAAGTACAATGCCGATAGCACAAAGCCTGCATTTATTGAGAAGCAGGAAGATGTCGTTACTGAAGTTGAACCACCGAAGTCTGGTATCGAAGTTGAAAAATCTAACTTCGCACCTATGAGCAACCCGCATCCACCAAAACCGTATCGAATCGATGCCGACGAGTTTGGGCAGAACGAGGACTTTGATCCAATATATTGGGAGTTCTACACTGACGGCGTTCTTGTGAACGAGAACTACGAACCGGTTGAGAATATCATGGATTGGATCGGCGATGGACTCCGAGTGTTTGCTGACACAGAAGATAACATATTCTGGATCCGCAATGAAAAGTACGGAGTTGACATCGAAGTTGCTCGTTCTGCTATGTCCTGGGAAAAAGAACGAAAGTTCCATGGATATACCGACGATGTTGTCGGTGACTAACTTATGAAAGGATGATACGATCAAAATGAACATTAATATTGTATACCTTATGTGGCTTGTAAATATAGCAACAAATGGTTCAGCTGAATGTACTGTATATAAGAAGCTTTTCACACAGCTTATGGATACGCCTTTTAAATGGGTTCCAGCGTTCCCTCTTGACGAGAATCGAGCTGCCGACGGTGTATCTCTTAGAACACGGTACGCCAAGCATACTAATAATCCTTATCCAGTATGTACCGATGTTAACGGTGAACAGCCTGCATCTGTCCTTGAAGTGATGGTCGCTCTTGCTTCGAGAATCGAGAATGAGATAATGCATAATGGTGAAGAGGGTGATCGTACAAGTTGCTGGTTCTTCAACATGCTCCGGTCGCTCGGACTCAACAACTGCACAGATGATTCCTATGACGCACCTTACGTGAATGCTGTTCTCGAGCGCTTTATGAGCAGGGGATATGCACCTAACGGCATGGGTGGTCTCTTTACAATCAAGTCTGAGCCTGTGAACATGCTGAATCTCGAAATATGGGCGCAGGCAAATAAATGGCTTATGACTGAAATCGTAAATAAGTAAAGGAGGTGCGACCGTGGATTTCGTAAGGATAATGTCAAAGCCTCTTAAAGGTGGGGTGACCGCTATCTATCCGCGGTTGCAGATTGTAAATAGTAAGGACTTAATGATACGAGGCGGTGACTTCTACGCTATCTGGTTAGAAGATCGAGGAATATGGTCCACCGACGAAATGGACGTTGTTGATCTGATTGATTCCGAGGTTGAAAAATATTACCAGGAGCATAAGAATTCGCTGGAAGGTCATGTCATTATGCTCAAAATGAGGGATGCAGAGTCTGGTGTTATTGATGACTGGCACCGATACTGTCAGCGTCAGATGCGAGACTCTTACGTTCCTCTTGATGAGACCTTAGTCTTTAGCAATTCGCCTATACGAAAAGAAGACTTTGCTTCTAAAAGATTGCCATATCCACTTGAGCCTGGTGACATTTCAGCATGGGATACATTGATTGGCACGTTGTATTCTGAAGAAGAGCGTCATAAGTTAGAATGGGCAATTGGATCAATTGTTTCAGGTGATAGTAAGAAGATACAGAAATTTCTTGTTCTCTATGGTGCACAGGGAACAGGTAAATCTACAATCTTACATGTCATCGAGCAGTTGTTTCAAGGCTATTGTTCGACCTTTGATGCTCAAGCTTTAGGTGCATCGTCAAATCAATTTGCTCTTGAACCATTTAAGAGCAACCCTTTAGTAGCTATCCAACATGATGGCGATCTATCTAGAATTGAGGATAACACTCGACTCAATTCTCTGGTATCCCATGAGACCATGATGGTTAACGAGAAATTTAAATCAGCGTATGCAATGGATTTCAAGTGTATGTTACTTATGGGTACTAACAAACCCGTTCGCATAACCGACGCTAAATCAGGTTTAATAAGACGTCTTATCGATGTAACTCCATCTGGTGTTACTCTAACTCGAAGAGACTACGATCAAGCGATCAAAATGATTCCTTTTGAACTTGGTGCTATAGCATCATATTGCCTCGATGTGTATAAGCAGGATCCGCATTACTACGATGACTACATGCCAATAGGTATGATGGGAGCATCTAATGATTTCTACAATTATATAGCTGATAACTATGTGGAATTCAAGAAAGCTGATGCTGTTACTCTAAAAGATGCATGGGAGTTATATAAGGTATATGTCGAGTATGCTAAAGTAATCCACGTATTAACTCAGCGAGTATTCAGAGAAGAGTTGAAGAACTACTTCAAAGAATATTACGAGAGATATTCTTTACCCGACGGTAGTAGAGTTCGTAGCTATTATAAAGGGTTTGATCTTAGCAAATTCGATCTGGAACCTGTAGTGAGAGAGTCTGTCTCTGATCAAAATGAATCTATTCCAGATTGGTTAGTTATGAATTCCGATGCTTCAGCATTTAACAATGAGTGTAAGGACTATTTGGCACAATACGCTAACGATTCTGGAAATCCCAGAAAGCCTTGGGATTCGGTTACTAGTCTTCTTAGTGAGCTAGACACTAGCCTTTTACATTATGTTTCCATGCCGGTCAATCATATTGTGATCGACTTTGATATCAGCGTAAATGGAGAGAAGAATCTGGAGGATAATCTGCGTGAGGCGGCAAAATTTCCGCCTACATATGCTGAACTCTCAAAATCAGGGTCTGGTATACATTTACATTACTATTATACAGGAGGTGATCCAGAGCAACTCAGCAGGGTTTATTCAGACCATGTTGAAATAAAAGTATTCACTGGCAAATCGGCCCTGCGACGTAAGCTTACTAAATGCAATTCACTGCCTATCAATTGTATAAGTAGTGGCTTGCCGTTGAAGGGAGATATTAAGAAAGTGGTGAACGAGGAGATAATTACCAACGAGAAAGCGATTCGCACCCTAATACTTCGCAATCTCAATAAGGAATATCATAACAACACCAAGAGCTCAATCGACTACATCTATAAGATACTCAGTGATGCTTATGCGGCTAAGGCCTTGTATGATGTAACAGACTTACGACCTGCTATTGTGTCTTTCGCGGCAGGTAGCACTCACAACAGTGACTATTGTCTCAGACTTGTGAGCCGAATGAAATTTAAGTCTGAGGACGAGGCTTGGCAGGAAGAGGAAGACAGTACCGGTGATGCTGATGGGGAACTCGTATTCTTTGATATCGAGGTTTATCCAAATCATTTACTGGTTTGTTATATGACTGAAAATAGTGACGAGGTCGTTGCTATGACAGATCCAGATGCCTTGATGATTTCGAAATTATTCAAACATAAACTGGTCGGCTTTAACAATAAGCATTATGATAATCATATCCTATATGCACGTACTATGGGATACGATAATCAGCAGATATACCAGCTGTCACAGAATATTATTAGCAATAAATCTGGTGTAATAAGGTATGGTTTCATGGAAGCATACAACGTATCATACACTGACATATATGATTTCGCCAGCGCTGGTAATAAGAAGTCTTTGAAAAAACTCGAAATCGACATGGGAATACACCATCAGGAAATGGGGCTTCCATGGGATCAGCCGGTCTCTGACGAAGATTGGCCTAAGGTTATCGACTATTGTAAAAACGATGTTCGAGCAACCAAGGCGGCATTTCATTATCTTGAAGCTGACTGGACAGCTAGGTGCATACTTTCTGACTTAGCTGGCGGTACAAGAAATGATTCGACGAACAAGTTATCTACCAGATTTATATTTGGTAGTAACAAGACTCCTCAAAATGAGTTCTGTTACAGAGATATGTCAAAACCTGTCACTGAGATTCATCCAGAGGTCGAGAGATTCCTAAAAGAAGCATGCCCAAAAATGATGAGTGCTCCTCATTATGGATATCCGGGATCCGGGTTTGAAAATGTGCCGTCAATATTGCCTTATTTCCCTGGCTATACATACGATCCTATGGCTAAGGTTGATAAGTCTACTTACCGTGGTGTCGCTGTTGGGGAAGGCGGTTATGTTTATGCTCAACCAGAAGTATACGGTAACGTAGCTCTTCTGGATATTGCTTCCATGCATCCTCATTCTGCCATCGCTGAGTGCGTATTCGGACCGAGATTTACAAGAGCATTCCGCGATATAGTAGAAGGTCGTGTGTCTATTAAGCATGAGGCCTGGGATATCGTCAACGGGATGCTTGGCGGAAAACTCACACCTTACGTTCAAAAAGTAATCGATGGCGAGATGACTTCCAAGGATTTGGCTAATGCGCTTAAGACTGTAATCAATTCAGTTTACGGCCTTACTTGTGCATCACATGATAACCCGTTCAAAGATCCTCGTAATATTGACAATCTCATCGCTAAACGTGGTGCTCTGTTTATGGTTAATCTCATGTATGAGGTTAAGGAACGCGGATATACTGTAGTTCATATAAAGACCGACTCAATCAAAATAGCGGACGCCGATCCTGAGATCATTAAGTTTGTTATGGACTATGGAGAGCGTTATGGTTATACGTTCGAGCATGAGGCTACCTACGACAGAATGTGTCTTGTAAATAACGCTGTATATATAGCAAAGTATGCAACCGAAGAGAAGTGTATGTCTCTCTATGGTTATGCGCCTGGTGATAATAAAAAGAAGGGTGGTCATTGGACTGCTACTGGTACTCAGTTCCAGGTTCCCTATGTATTTAAGACTTTATTCTCAAAAGAAGAGATTACGTTCGACGATCTCTGTGAGGTCAAGTCTGTGCAGAAGGGTGACATATATCTGGACTTCGGAGACGGTTCTGGAGACAACCACAACTATATATTTGTAGGACGGGTTGGCCAGTTCTGTCCTATTGTCTCAGAAGCAGACTCAGGAGAGCTTGTATGCCTTAATAACGGAAAATACGGCGCTATAACTGGTACAAAGGGCTACCGATGGTTAGAATCAGAGGTAGTACGACAGCGAAATTTACAGGATAAAATAGACCGTACATATTATAACCATCTGGTTGATGATGCGTGGTCTTCAATCAAAGAGTATTGTGACCCTGAATGGTTCTGTTCTGATTCTGAATACGACCCTGAGGTTGGTATTCCTGGACAGGTTCCATTCTAAGTCATAATCAAAATAAATCTATAAATATCTAAAGGAGAATTTACTATGGAAAACAGAATTGTACTTGAGAACACAAACTTTATCTTTGAGACAAACCTCAGTGGTGATCCCGCAAGAGATCGCTTCCACAGCCCCGGAAGAAGATGCAACATCATTATTCCCAATCCTGAAATGGCTCAGGCAATGATAGCTGACGGCTTTAATGTAAAGGCCACCAATCCGAGACCAGAGGAGGATCCCGCAACATTTATTCCCACGTTCTTCGTATCTGCCAATACAAATTACGAGTGCAAATATCCTCCTCGTATATTCCTTGTCTCTGGTGATAATCCTCCTGCACTCATGTCTCCTGAAACAGTCGGCATCATTGACACTATCCGTGTTGCAAACGTTGATGCTGTACTTAACGTACGAGCTTGGGAGAAGGGTAAGACTCTTTATGTAAACACAATGTATGTTGTACAGGACCTTACTTCTGATCCTTTCGCTGGTAAATACGTAAGATAACGCTTCTGAGTTACGGGCGGTCTATTAAGACCGTTCCGTGCTCAAAATGGAGGTTAACAAATGTCTAGTATTCCCATGGATGACTACCAATTAGATGCAATATCTCACATGCATAATGGTTGTATCTTATGTGGTGGTGTTGGGAGCGGAAAGTCTAGAACCGCTTTGGCATATTATTATGCTCAAAATGGTGGAGACTTATACGATACCAGCGATAAAATATCCCTGATGAAAAATCCGCCTGACCTATATATCATAACAACGGCAAAGAAGAGGGATTCCCTAGAATGGGAAGAGGAGCTTGGTACATGGCTTCTCAGTACTCATGAGGATATAAATGGATACAAAAACAAAGTAGTAGTTGATTCTTGGAATAATATAGACCGCTACACTTTCGTTCAAAATGCGTTCTTTATCTTCGATGAGCAGCGTGTTGTTGGATATGGTAAATGGGCTCAGACATTTATAAATATAGCAAGACATAACAAATGGATACTTCTGTCTGCAACCCCGGGCGATACATGGACGGATTATATGGCTGTGTTTATTGCCAACGGATTTTACAAAAATAAGACAGACTTCATAAATCAGCATGTTGTGTATAGTTGGAAGGTAAAGAATTTTCCAAAGATCGATCATTATGTTGATGAGTATAGGCTTGAGATGTATAAAGATCAGCTACTCGTCAATATGTGGTTTAAAAGAAATACGATACCGCACCATATAACCATTATGACTGATTACGATGTTAATAAATACAAGGACGTGGTTAAGCATCGTTTTAATCCGTATACTCAAGAACCAATCGTCAATGCAAGTGAGTTCTGTAGTGTCTTAAGGAGAATAGCCAATGAAGATGAGAGCCGTTCAGTTAAACTCCTGGAGCTATTTGAATCTCACCCAAGAATGATCGTGTTCTATAACTACGACTATGAACTAGAGATTCTTCGTAACCTTTACTATGGGGGCGATGTGGTTGTAGCCGAGTGGAATGGACACAAACACCAACCCGTTCCAACTTCAGACTCGTGGGTATATCTTGTTCAATATACTGCTGGCTCTGAGGGGTGGAACTGTATAACTACTGACACTATTGTGTTCTACTCACAGAACTACAGCTATAAGATGACTACTCAAGCTGCCGGTCGAACTGATAGGCGCAATACACCGTTTAAGGACCTTTACTATTATCACTTCAAATCAACTAGCTCTATTGATATAGCTATCGGACGAACCTTATCCACAAAGAAGGATTTCAATGAGGGTAAGTTCTACAAAAAATTTGAGAGCTATGTCATAGATGACACTTTTTCGAATAAATATCAGCCACTTTCGCGAAAATAACACGTCCTCTAATGAGGTAGAACTCAAATTATTTTATTGGAGGTTATTTTTATGAAGAAAACGATAGTAAAAAAGTTTATGGGATATGGACTTGTTGGACTCGTAGGTGCAATTATCATTACTGCATTATGTTATGCAATAATGAGGATACGGGATCTGCTGTCTGTCCGCAGGCAAATCGAAAAACTTCGTAAAGATGTGTTAGAAATACTTAATGACGAGTAAAGCTCAAGCTGAGAGTCTTAGAGAAATCTAGGACTCTTGGTGTTTAAGAAAGGAGATGAGATCAATGAAGAAACGAAAGATGACGTTCAGGCAGTTCCATAAATGGGTAAATGCCCGTTGGTTTGATGGGTATTGGTCTGCACCCGTAGCCGTACTATGCGTACAAATTGGAGAAGATGTCATCAAGAAACCATGGTGGCAGCGAGAAAAATATTTCCGTACAAATTACGATGTGGACGAACTCTACAAAGTAATTTGTGAGATAAATGATACTATAAACTTCGGAAGACAGACACCGAAAGGAGAATTTGAATGATCAAAATAGATAAGATTCTGACACCAACCGATGCAGAAATGCTATTCGCTATTGAGGGTATGAGAAATGCCTTCGCCTCGTGGGATAAGTCTGACTCTAAGCTTGCTACAGTGGAAGACGGTAATGTTTCATTCGGCTTCTATCTTGGAGAGTGTGACTCAAGACTTATGACCACTCTTATTAAGTGCGGAACTGATGAACGAAAGTTTCTTCGGGGACTTCCAGTACATATGCACATAACTGCTCCGCTATACTGGTGGAAGGAATTTGATACTTATAAGGTTGGTACTGTATCGTGCTCCGAGTCTACAATGCACAACCTCTGTGATAGGCCGTTTGAAGCATCAGACTTCTCAATAGAAGATCTGAGATACGAAAAATACGGTACGATAACCGAGGAGGTAGACGGAGTAAAGCGTATAAGAGATGACGCAGTTACGGCTTTCGAGAATTTCCGTAATGTTCTCAATGCCTATCGTTGCCAGTACGTTAAGGCTCGAAAAAAAGGAAAAGATGATCTCGCTAAGTATTATTGGCGGCAAATTATTCAGCTCTTACCTTCGAGTTATAACCAGACAAGAAATATTACACTGAACTATGAGGTTCTTTGTAATATCTATAAGGCTCGAAAAAATCATAAGCTTTCTGAATGGCGAGAGTTCTGCAAGATCTGTGAGGAGAAGGTGGATCATTTCAACGTCATAAAAGAAGCATTCGAACGAAGACCTGCCGCTGTTAAGGAGGAGAACTAATGCATAGTGTTTATTATAATATAGACCGTGATGTTGCTGAGAAGAATATCTCGGAGTTCACAAAAAGAGCACTTGACTATGGTGTCTCCTATGAAATAGAGCTCAGAGATGATGGACGAGTTCGTGCTACTCTCAAGGGTTACGGTCTCAGTAAACTTGCTGTCCTTGCTGGCATTCTTATGAAAAATGATTAAAGAAAGGAGATGAGATCATGACTGCTGTAGAGGCGTTTGGTGTAGCATTCAACAAAAATTGTAGTAAACAGACACAACAATATCGATCTGCTTATGGTAATCTTATGGATATGATAAGAGCTGCTGCGGAATCAGGTGTATATTCTTCTGTTGCTAAGATTGCTAAATGTGACGAGGCTACGCCAGACTTAGCTGATCGTATCTGCAATAGGCTCAGAGAGACGTTGTCTTAAAATGACGGCTATAAGCTATGGAGTTGCGATAGCAGCTTGTGCGGTATGGTACGGCGTTGTAAGACTCACAGACGCATGGGATGATCGTAAGCAGATCAAGAAAATTCGTGATGACATGAACAAGGAAAATCTTGAGTAAAGCTCAGACCGAGAGTCTTAGAGAAATCTAGGACTCTTGGCGTTTGTGAAAGGAGATTTATGGAAATGTATGGCGAACCTCTGGCTAAACTTTTGAAGATAATGCCTAAGTCTTCAAAAGAAGAGCGAATCAAGGCATTAATCTTTAGGCGACGTCAGCAGATCTGGGTACATTCTATGATCTACTATTGTTATAACGCAAATATTGTAAGTGACATGACCTGGTCTCAGTGGGGCGAAGATCTTGAGTGTCTTCAAAATATGTATCCTGATCTTTCTAGGCAGGTACCTTATTACGAAGAATTCAAAGATTTCGACCATTCAACAGGTCAAAACTTACCTAAAGATAACGAACAGATCAACGCGAAAGCCGAGTATCTGCTCAGAATAAATATTAATAAATATGGGAGGAATATCTGATGGAAATGAATGCATTTCTCAAGGGCATGAAGGATCCTGACCTCAAGTATACCGAGGACGAACGAGACGAGATTCTCGATCATATGCTTGGTGATAGGACCTGGCGTGCTCACGCAACAAAAACCATGGAAGAGTGCGCTGAGCTCCAGTGTGCTCTTTCAAAACACATCACAGGTGACGGCGATAAGAACAATCTGCTGGAGGAAATGGCAGATGTCTACATATCACTGTGGCTTACTGCTATTATTTTTGATATCTCTGATGCTGATATCGAGAAAGCAATCGATGTGAAACTTAAGCGAAACGAATTCAGACACCAGGTAAGAAAGAAGGATAAGCATGACTTGGAAAGATGATTACAGTCTCAAGTTCGATGAACTGAGAAAACACCGTGTCGAGCAGTCATGCTACAAGTACGGTCCGGCCAAGAAGAACTTCGGTGAGGGTCTTGTCGACGCCCTTGCTACCGCTGATCTTTGTATCGAAAAATACAAGAAGACCGGGAATACGGAATATCTATGTGATGCTGCAAATTACATGATGTTCGAATTTATGTTCCCCAAAGTTGACGGCGCTTACTTTGTCGGCACGGGTAGCGAGGATTCGGCCGGTGCAGTTGGAACACCTTATAACCAGCTTAACGAGAAACAGGATAGAGCATTCACCAGAATGCTTGAAGCAGAAAGTTTATTTAGAGGAGGTATACCAAATGGCAGTAGGGACAAAGATGAAGCTTAAGACGGTCAAAGAAATTCCTGAGATTGTTCATAACACTGGGGAATCAGGAAAAATCATCAAATTCATATACCGATTCGAGCATCGTAAGGCATCTATTGTTGAAATACTTGATTGGCAGGACGAGTATGATACGGCATATGATCTTGTGTATAGTGTACGATCTACACTCTTGAGGACCGGAACCAGAGGTATTCGTGTTCGCCAGAGAGGAAACCGTGTATTCCTTATTAAGGTTGATGATCTGCCTAAAGAGGGGCTCTCGCTTACAGAAGAAGCTGATAAGTTTATTATGGATATGCAGTAATATGAAAGGTTGATTAAAAATGAAAAATGATTCTCCTATTGTTGAGGCACTTGATCTCGACGGCGCTACTAATATAAAGCTCATTCGTTGTGATGTATACAAAGATGCAGAAACCGATGAATGGCTTATGTGCGCCGAATATGAATTTGACACCGAGGCTGGGTTGAAGAGAAGACTGGAGATTCCGGCTATGAGTCTTCCGATTCCGAGAGACCATTTCCCTAGTTTCGATCATAAGTTGTTCTATTATTCTCTTGACGACGTGCACTACATATCACCAAATGATATGTATCTCCGTTTAGGTGTAATTCATAAAACTGATGGCACGCCATACGTAAGATCAAACGGAGAATGCTATAGGGCTTTCACCGCAACAAAGACTGTCCCTAAAGATATGACAAAAAACGAAATTGAGGCTACACTCGGTTACCCTATAAATATAATTAAGGAGGACTAACTATGTTCACAAATTCCAGCGTTGCAATCGTTATGGCCTTTGGTATAATCCTTGGGTCTGGATCAGCTGAGATATCAAGAGAGGAGATAAGTAATATGGGTAAGAAAAATGTTACTGTAGCATCTACTATGGCAAATTCTAAGAACACCGATGAGGTTGAGGGCATATGCTATGCAACTAAAATAATAGATGTTGAGGCTAGCCCTGATTCTATATCAGCTCAGGCGGCCTGCAAAATCGCTCTTGAACATTCAGATAGGATATTTAAAGAGCAGATGGAGGAAATATATAATAAGATATATACAGCTGCTGTGGATGGTCGTTTTACTATTCGAATATATTCTGATGAGCTGTCTGAGAACTGTGTATCATCAGATATTAAAAAAGTAATAAAAGCCTTAGAGAGCCGCGGTTACGATGTTACTATGGGTTCAAGTCCTACAGAGCTCGATGAATGGGTTCTTGTAATCGACTGGAACGATTGCTACAAGGAGGATAACTGATATGAAGTGAGGTGATCAAAATGACATTAGCCATCGCATTTGCTTGTATTGTGGTTCTTATTTCTATCGGTGTGTTGTTCATCCATTTTGATGAGCTCTATCCTAATAAGGACGACGAAGACGATAATAAGAAATATCGTTGATAAGGAATTTTGAAAGGAGATCCCAACTATGAATATAATTATCAATGATCAGGATACTTTTAGGAAGTATCGTTTACCAGCGAAGATCAAATATGCGAGCGATATGAAGACTCCCATCAGTTGTCAAAATGAATCCGCGTACTTACGAATGGCAACTTCATCGTGATTCTAAGATTTCTGATGATATCATTACTGACCTTAGTGATGAAGGTGTTTTCAAGATTCTTGAAAAAATAATATGTTTATAATGGGAGGAAATAAACAATGATTAAAATGATTAATTCATCAAAGAGCACAAGGGATCTTATGAATGCTTGTATGGCTATGTCTGCAGCAACTTCAGCTGCTCTTGGCAACGCATTACGCGGTTACCAAACTAGCAAGGATCGTGACTACGGATACGGTATCGTTCTAACGAACATACCTACTCTTCAGCGTAGATCTAAAGCCCACAACAGAAAGACTAATAGGAGGAATAAGTAATGAACATGATAAATCTCGATATGTATGCTATGCGTCAGATGAGAAACTACCGGTTAAGAGTAAAGTTCCATAACTGGCCGCTGTGTGGTGTGTGTCATGTTACTGTACGCACAACATTATTCGACGCTATTGAAGCATACACATATACCACAGAGGATATTGAAAAATACGGCGCCTCCGAACTCATAAGGCAGTCGATCTCTAAGTTTGTTGAAACACATGATCGCGAGCTCTTCACCGCAATATATAATGATGAGACTGCTTCTCTGTCGCAGAGAATACGTGATATTATTCAGGTACTTAAGCTGCATTATACGATCTCCTATACCATACACGGAAGAAACTACACAGTATGGTCAGATCTTTTCAACTGTAGGGCTACGTACAACTATGCAGTCACTCGGTCTAACCGTGTTATGACTAACACTCAGGTTATAGAGGATGCTATAAGAACCTTCTATAACAGTAACAATAACATATTTAACAAGGAGGAAACTACTATGGAAAATAAAAAGAACATCAATGTCATGGAAGAGCTGTCTTCTTGGATGGAGGCGTATGACATTAGAGATAGGGAATGTCGTAAACTCTCTGAAAGGCTCTTACATGAGGCATCAGAGAACGGTGCACTTAAGAAGACAATCAAGATGCTTAAGGACGCTATAAGCAAGCGCGATGAAGAGCTGAAAAACCTCATAAAGAAGAATGAATCCCTTTCTGAGGATATCAATATGTATCAGCATCACCTGATGGAGTGCAACGTTGATAATGAAAAGCTCATAAAGAAGAATAAGTCTCTCAGTGAGAGCATCGACAGCTATCAGCATTGTCTGGTGAAGACTACTGATGAAAACGAGAAGCTCAAGGATGAGATTCAGACTCGGATGAATAATGAGAATCTTGATAAGGTTCGCATTGCCGATCTCGAAGAGACGGTTAAGATGCTTCGAGAGACGATCAGGAGAAAAGATATGACAATACAGAATGATGCTGAGGCATTTAAGGAAGAGATAAACCGTCTTAAGTCAGACTGTGATGCTCTTAATAAGAAGAATATAAGACTCTGCAAGAGGAGACTTAATGAGGTTTACGGTTTTGAATTTCTTGGTAGAAACGAAGAGATGATATATCCCAAACTCGCTAGAATCCTGGCTAAAAATGGTGAGCACTTCACTATCGAGCGTGATTTTATATTATGGAACATAGTAAGGGCCGCTCTTGACGGTAAAACACATCATACTTTTTGTGCCGAGTTGAGCATGGATACTATCACTTCACTCATGGCTCTTGGATATGATATAACTTACAATTCAACGGACCATGGTACTACCGTTGACATATCCTGGGAGGAGTAAGATAATGGTGAATCTTGATAAAAACACTTCGGAACCTATGTCTATCCTCGACGCTTGTATGGCATAAAGGCTATAAACATATGCTCTGGATGGACGAAAATGACATTGTCTATGATATTTATGGAGTATATGATGGAGACATCAAAGAAAACTTTATACCGATTAATGAGGTAGAGGAGTCTAATCCTGGATTTCTTGAACTCTATCGTCATCGTAATAAAATTTATAAGGAGGAAACTAATTACGAAAAGGCTTAACTTTTGATGAAAAATAGTTCGCGAATCTTACAATTCCTCCTAATGAAAGAACTTTATTAGGAGGAATGGAGAATGGATAAGCATGAGGAAGAAATTCTAGTTACACTAATTGGCTTGGTTTTATCATTACTGAGTGGTTATACTACAATACGGTATGGTCATTCATGGATATTTGATCTTGGTCTAATTGTGGGTAGTATATTGACTCTAGCTGGTCTATGGGATTCATTATCCTGTAGAAAATCTTAAAGAAGGGGGCTCTAGAGAAATCTAGGGCTCTTTCTTTTGTTCGCGTATGGAGCATACTCTATAATGAGGAAACTCAAATATTTTGTTGGAGGAATTTATTATGTTATCTAAAGTATTTGCATTCTTTTCGGGACTTATTGTTGGGTTATTTTACGGTTTATTACCGGTAATTATAAGTATATGCGATATTCCTAGAATTTGCATGGAAACTATAGAAGGATACACCAAATAAGAGTAACTCAAAAGGCGGGAGCTTAAGGAAACTTAGGCTCTTGCTGTTTCTATGAAAGGAGAAATAGTATGATTGATACTAAGAAGCAGATTATTGCCACAGATACTAATAAGGAGGACCTTGAACTCCATAGACTCAGCTTTGATGAGTTTGTAGTTATATCTAACCTTAACCGTAACAAACTCTGGGATGTCATTTGTGAGATCCTGGGTGTAGATTCTAATATGGACGTGATAACTATAAAGTCCGGTTCTGTTAATGCGGCGGGGGTCTATGATATTTCAGATTATATGGGAAGAGGTGAATAAATAATGGACATACTTAACAGTTGGTCACATTTTAACATCAATTGCTATTTTGATAATCTCAAACAACAGAACGGCGAGTACCGAGTGGGGATTCGAGTCCTCTGTGATGACGACAACTCTACTGGGGAGATCATGGACTTTGTCAGGGAGTTTGTGGGGTTTAAATGGTGGAGTTATGTTAAGTGCATACGAGCCGTTTATAGTCCGCTACCTCCTTACGATGAGACTTATGATTCTGAGGCCACTGTGGATGCAATATTCAAACCCGAAGATCAGGAACTCGCCTACAAGTTCGTACATATCTTGTGCGAGATGAATGCATATCCAGATAAGACCTTTACGGAAGTCGAGGCTATTCTTGATGGCCTGCTCAACCCTAATCTACCATTAGAATAAGGAGGAATTTATTATGAACAGCAAGCCTATGAACTATGAGGAATCCATGGAATATCTCAAGGATCGTATTAAAAGATGTGACGAACTCTTACTTGCTGGACGTGAATATCTCTCAGTTTTCGATAATATGGTAATTGAGGACCTCCCCCCAGAACTCCAGGAAGAGTATCTTGAGATGTTGAAGGATCTTAATGAGGTAAAACTCATGCGTAGGAAGCTGACGAATCTTGTTATAGCTAATGAGGCTTGCGAGGTTCTTAAGAAATTCTTTCCCGGTATAGATCCCGATGAGGTTACTGATAAATATATAAGAGGTAAAGATCTCTGTGACCATGATGACAAGGAGGAATACTAATGGATTTGAATCCTGGCGCAAAATTCTGTAAGGGCTGCTACTACTGGAAGTCTACTACAAGAAATGTCAGTGGGTATTATTGCTGTCATTATATCCTTGTGGAAGGTGAACCTAGGGGATGTAAGCCTGGTGAAAACTGCGAGAAAAGGCTTGAATTATCGGCTGAAGAGACCGAAATCAAGGATGCTGAATATAGAAAGAAGGCTATTAATTGGTCTTCTGAGTACAATGGAGGGTCTTATTAATGGGTTTTTGGGACTTTTTGGATGTTACTAAGAACTACTTATGGCATCATTTTTCTATAAAAACCAGTGAATTTCGGTTAAATTTACTGGCCAAATCCGTGGCCAAATCTGGCCAGTGGACAAATATTTTTGGCCAGTGGTACGGTTTTTCACGAAAAAATCTGAAAAATGGCCAAATTTCTGGCCAAATGGCCAAGTTGTGGCCAAATATTTTTTAGGATTTGGCCAGTAAAAATTGTTAAAAATGGCTCAAAAAGGCCTAAAAATGGGCAAAAATGGCCTATTTTCGGGCTTTTTTGGGTGTTTTTCGATGAATTTTTAGTTTACTGGCCAAAAACCCACTTTTTTTCTTTATTAATATATAGAAAAAATAACTATATAATAAATAAGGAAAATATTTGGCCATTTGGCCAGTAACTAATATTATGCTTTGAAAGGAGAATAATTATGATAGAGATGCTTATTGGTATTATCATCGCGCTCGTAATCGTGTCCATTGCTTTATGGGTAGTGGCTGAGATTGCTGAGGACAGAATCGACAAGGAGCACTTTGAAAATCAAATGGACTATTTCGAGAAGGTGTTTGACCTTGATGAGAAGGATAACGGATTCTTCAATAAGTAAAAGGAGGAGATAATATTATGGAAGTAGCACTTGTTCTTATTATTCTAATTGTGATCTGTGTCATAACCGGCGTAATATCAGCTCTCAATGAAATAACGAGATGCCTCAAGAGAATCATACAACTTATGATTGCTATTTATGATGACTATAAAGAAGAGACAGTTGTATACAGGCCATGGGAGGACCCATGTGCAGAGGATCGAAGGATATGGGTAAAGTCTAGAAATACCCCACCCGATTACCGTGATCCATATGACAAGTAAATAACTTATGAAGGGTTCGTAAAATTTACACGGACTCTTCATTTTTGTGTCTTGAATGACCTCGCGTAAAAAACATTCCCTTTAATGAGAGAAGAAGGAAAAGAGGGCGCTCGAGAAATCGAAGCAAACTCTTTATTCTTTTGTCAAAATTTTTGAAAGGATGATCATTTATGAAAGGAGAAGCACTTGAGCGCAATTTCCAGCGATCTTTAATAAAAGAGATCAAAGAGAGATTTCCGGACAGCATTGTTATGAAGACCGACCCGAACTATATTCAGGGTATACCGGACCTACTGGTTCTCAATGGATCAAAATGGGGTATGCTTGAATGTAAGAAATCGGCTAACGCAACACACAGACCAAATCAGGACTATTACGTGCAAAAACTTGCTGAAATGTCATTCAGCAGATTCATCTATCCTGAAAATAAGGAGGAAGTTCTCAATGATATGGAACAAGCATTCAGATCTTGAGGGTAAACATTCCTTCTTATCACCTTCCAAGTATACTTGGATAAACTATGACGAGGGAAGGCTTCTCGAGGCATTCTCTAATTTCAATGCGGCACAGCGTGGCACCGAACTTCACGCATTTGCGGCGCAGGCGATAAAATTCGGACAGAAACTTGCAGGGAACCATACGACTATGTCGTTGTTCGTTAATGATGCAATCGGATATAAGATGACACCCGAACAGCCACTCTATTATTCAAGCAGATGTTTCGGCACAGCTGATGCAATATCGTTCCGTAAGAATTTTCTTAGGATACACGATCTTAAGACCGGCACTACACCGGCTCATATGGAACAGCTTGAAATTTATGCGGCTTTGTTCTGTCTCGAATATAATCGAAACCCTGAAGATATTCAGATCGAGTTAAGGCTGTATCAGAATAACTCGGTTATTGTATCCAACCCGGATCCTGGAAAGATCAAATTTATTATGGATAAAGCTATTCTGTTTACAAGAATACTTGATGAACAGGACGGTCTTATCTATTCAAACCCAACTCTTAACAAAACAATGAAAGGATGATGACTGTGATATGGGGAATGTCAGACTATGTCGGTTATACTGACCCGGTAGATGTCATAACACATGTGGGCACGCCTCATGAAGGCAGTACTCCTCATTCTGGAAGATATGCGTACGGAAGCGGTGCACAGCCCTTTCAGCACGTACGCGATTTCCTTACAAGAGTGGAATCTCTTAAGGCCCAGGGTATGAAAGAAACTGAAATCGCTCATGCTCTTGGTCTTACAACATCACAGTACCGTGTTCAAAAATCTCTTGCTACTCAAGAGCAGAGGGCTATGAATGTCGAAACTGCGAGAAAGCTCTTTGAAAGAACTGGCAATGTCAGCGAGGTAGGACGACAGATGGGACTTAACGAGTCTTCTGTACGATCGCTTCTTAAGACGTCTAACGAGTCTCGGATAAGCTCAGCTCAGAAGACAGCAGACTTTATCAAGAGTCAAATCGAGAAAAAAGGCATGATCGATGTTGGTGCTGGAGTAGAGCATCAGCTGAATGTGTCACCTGAGATGATGAAAAATGCACTCTATATTCTCGAACGAGAAGGATATCCGATATATCAGGGACGAATGGAACAGGTAACCAATCCTGGTAAATTCACCACCACCAAGGTTATATGTCCTCCCGGCACACAACACAAAGAGATGTTCGAATTTGATAAGGTTCACTCTCTTGAAGACTACATATCATATGATCAGGGTGAAACGTTTAAGAAATCATTCGTTTATCCAAAATCAATGGACAGTAAACGTCTTATGATACGCTACGCTGAAGATGGTGGCGTTAATATGGACGGTGTTATTGAGGTTCGTAGAGGCGTTCAGGACCTATCACTCGGAGATTCGAATTACGCACAGGTTCGAATACTCGTCGATGATAAGTATTATCTCAAAGGAATGTGCGTATATGCTGACGATCTTCCTAAGGGTGTGGATGTTCGTTTTAATACGAACAAAACAAAAGACAAACCCATGGAGAAAGTTCTTAAGCCGATAAAAGACGATCCTGATAACCCTTTCGGTGCTCTTATAAAAGAGCGTGGCGGCCAGTCATGGTATATCGATGAAAACGGTAAAGAGCAGATGTCTCTTATTAACAAAAAGAGTGATGAAGGAGACTGGAATGAATGGTCTAAAACTCTTCCGTCTCAGTTTCTTTCAAAGCAGTCTAAGGAAATGATCGACAAACAGCTCAAACTGTCAATTGACGATAAGCGAGCCGAATTTGACGAGATCATGGCTTTGGACAACCCTGTTGTTAAGAGAAAGTTGTTAACCTCATTTGCTGAAGATTGTGACAGTACGGCCGAAGACCTCTCAGCCGCTGCACTGCCGAGACAGTCATATCGAGTTATATTACCTATGACTACGATAAGCGATAATGAGGTATATGCGCCTACATATCGTGACGGTGAAAAGGTGGCTCTCGTGCGTTTCCCGCATGGTGGTATATTTGAGATACCTATCCTTACTGTTAATAATAAAATACCCGAAGGAAAAGAGCGTTATGGTAATACTGTTGACGCTATAGGTATTTCGAAGAACAATGCTGATCGTTTGTCAGGTGCTGACTTCGATGGTGATACCGTCATGGTTATCCCAACAGCAGGCCATGGACGAAATTCTAAGGTCAATATCGTAAATCGAGATCCTCTTCCTGGGCTTGAAGGATTCGATCCTAAAGAAAGATATCCTGAAATACATGGTATGAAGAGGATGACAAAGCATTCTACTCAGTTGGAGATGGGAATGGTTTCTAACCTCATTACCGACATGACAATAAAGGGAGCAAACGATGATGAACTTGCAGCTGCAGTACGCCACTCAATGGTTGTAATTGATGCTGAAAAACATCATCTAAACTATAAACTCTCTGAGCAAGAAAATGGAATACCTGCGCTTAAGCGCAAGTATCAGGGTCATATCGACGAAGACGATGGTCGTTATCATGAAGGAGCTTCTACTATTGTTTCTAAAGCGAAGTCAGAAGCAACTGTACAGAAACGAAAAGGTTCTATGCATGTTAACCAGATCGGAAAACCTTGGTATGATCCTACTAAACCAGAAGGTGCTAAGATATATACACTTGATGAGTCTACTTACACTGACAAGAAAGGTAATCAGGTGTATCGTACACAGAAGAGTACCAAGATGGCCGAGACTGATGATGCGGCTAAACTTTCTTCCGGTTCCCTTAAGGAACAAGCATATGTTGAGTACGCTAACAGTCTTAAGACCCTTGCCAATGAGGCCCGTAAGGAATCCGTATACACCCCTAAGCTGGTATACAACCCAGAGGCTAACAAGAAATATGCTCCCGAAGTCAAGCATCTCGAGGATCAGTACTCCCTGGCCGTACAGAATGCCCCCAAGGAGAGAGAAGCTCAGAGAATTGCTAGGTCAGTCGTTGATGCAAAGAGAGAAGCTAATCCTGATATGACAAAGGCCGAGCTCAAGAAGGAGGGGCAGAGGGCCCTTACAAAGGCTCGTAATCAGGTCGGCGCTCAGCGAACACCAATAACGATAAATGATCGTGAATGGGAAGCTATTCAAGCCGGCGCTATTTCTGACAGCAAGCTAGAGAAAATGTTGAAATATACAGACTCTGACGCTGTCCGTCAGAAAGCTACTCCTCATCAGAAACGTGATATAAGACCCGCACAAAGATCTAAAGTAAGTTCAATGTACAACTCGGGATACACAATTGCTGAAATTGCAGAAGCAATGGGTCTTAGCACAACAACAGTTTCCAATCTTATAAAAGGAAAGGAGTAAATGGGTTTGAAGATTTATGCTTTAACAACAAAAGATAATCCTTGGAATCCGTTTACGAATTTCAAAGAATGGTTAACTTTTGATATAACAAACGGTTATAACTCTTCTGAATTCTTAGCAAGAATTGCTAGAACCAGTGACGCTCTCACTGCAGAAGAAAATAATGAGATCATTCGAACGGCTATCTGTAAGATAATTGCTGAAGATCCAATAAACATTTATACAATGGTTGAATCTGAAGAAGCTGAACAGAAGCCGATCGATATGAGTTAACAATCAATTCAAACAGTCTTGCTTATATGATGATCCAATAGGGTTAATAGATGTTCCGCATTTATTATATCATTTAGCAAGACTGCTAGAATAAACAAGCATTCTCGAACTATAAAGTAGACCGCACTCACTCATTTAAACAAGCTAAAATACTTTAACACAAAACTTTTCTTATACACAAAAGTTTCGCAGCTTAATGCGCTTTGTATTTGTTTGTTGTGATAATTGTTTTGTTATTGTATGATTAAGTTCTTGTTGTCGAGTTGCAGATGCATGAAGCTGTCAACTCTTTGAGTGGGGGAGGGGTGTTCAAAATAGACCCCCCTCCCTTATCGCGCCGGTCTTCCAAAAATCTCCGGGGGTAAAATGCTCAAAATCATTTCAGACCATACAAGGGTTCATAAGTCGTTTCACGTCTTTTGATCTCCTTTCAACGACGAAATGATTAAAATGAACCCTTGTATGGTCTGAAATGGAGGGATAACATGAGTAGACCACCTGCAGTAACACCAGAAGCCAGAGAGAATCAAATGATCAATTTGGCAATTGATGTAGCAGAACAACAGCTGAGAGCTGGTACCGCGTCCTCTCAAGTATTGACCCATTTCTTAAAATTGGGCTGCGAACGTGAGAGACTGGAACGCGAAAGACTCGTTCATGAGAATGAGTTACTCAGGGCAAAGACCGAGGCACTTGTTGCAGCTAAAAATACAGAAGAACTGTATAGAAACGCAATAAGAGCCATGACACATTACAACGGACGAGACGAGGAAGACTGTGAAAACATATACTGAACTATGCCAATATTCGACATATGAAGAACGAATCCAGTATTTAATGCTTAAAGGAAAAGTTGGCATGGATACCTTTGGAGTCGACCGAGTATTTAATCAGATGTTTTATCACAGTAGAGAGTGGCAGATAGTGCGACCGCATGTGATCATGCGAGACAACGGATGTGATCTAGGAGTTGACGGGCACGAATATGTTGATAGTGAGCCAATAATCATACATCATATAAACCCCATAACTATGAACGATCTCAAAATAGGAAACCCTTGGATATTCAATCCAGAAAATCTTATAAGTTGTCGAGACTATACACATAAGATCATACATTATGCTTTAAAACCTCCTGAACTGTCTCCTATAATTCGATCAGCTAATGACACTTGTCCGTGGAAAAAGTGAGGTGCAGTATGGATAACGAGAGTGTTCTTGATAGTGTAAAAAAACTGAGTCTTATAGACCCTGACGACACGAGCTTTGATCCTCAGATATGTGTATACATAAATTCTGTGTTCTCTACACTATATCAGATCGGAGCGTTAACAAGTTTCGCACCTATAATGGACAATAAACCGGTATGGGGATCATATATCAGCGATCCGATACTGCTAAGTTTTGTAATTAGCTATGTGGGAGCAAAAGTCAAACTTAAGTTTGATCCTCCGGCTGGTTCGTCTGCTATGGATGCCCTTGTACAAATAATAGCGGAAGACGAATGGCGAATAAACTCGTATGTCGATTACAAACCAACTTCTGATGGAGAGGAGGATAACGATGATATCTGATATGCTTGAATCTAATTCTATATCAGCAGATGGACTTGCAATGGCTGAAGCATACCTTGAGCATATAGGCGTAAAACGTAGATCTGGACGTTACAAATTCGGATCGGGAGAGCGCCCCTATCAAGGTTTATCTAAAGGTCAGATAAGGAAGATAAAGAAAGGTAAAGATCCCTACATAAAGCCTCAGAAACCAAAATCCATATCTGAGATGACCGACGAAGAATTACAAGCCGCCATAAATAGGTTAAGGCTGGAACAGACTCTTCAGCAGCTGATGCCAAAAGACCATAAGTTCAGGGACTGGAGTTTTAAGGTTGGAAAAGGTATACTTGAGAAATCCATGGACAATATTGGTACTCAGGGATTAACCTATGTTCTCGGAACAGCAATAAACAAAGCTGCTAATCAACGCGATGAACATGGACGGCTCATTGAAATCGTAAATCCACGTAAAGGACAGAAAGATAAGTAATGCTGTCTAATACAGCCACTCCCAAATATTACGGTCAATTCCGAGATGCTGTAATACGAGGTGATATACCCATAAATCACTTGGTTGAGATGGAGATGAATCGCATTGACGATTTAATACGAAATCCTAACATATATTATAGTGATTACATGGTAGAAGGATGGATAGATTTCTGTGAATCTGAGCTGACTCTTACTGATGGATCTGATCTACACCTACTTGATTCTTTCAAACTCTGGGGAGAAGAAGTATTCGGATGGTATTATTTTGTAGATAAGAGTGTATATGTTCCTGGAGAGAACGGGTCTGACGGACACTTTGAAAATCGTAGGATAAAAAAGCGGCTGACCAACAAACAATATCTTATAGTTGGACGAGGCGCGGCTAAATCCCAATACGAGTCATATATACAGAATTATTATCTGAATGTTGATACCTCCACAACACGTGGTGTTCACACAGCACCTACAATGCGGCAAGCGGAAGAAGTGACTCTTCCTATGAAAGTCGCTATAACCAGGTCACGAGGTCCGTTGTTCCAATTTCTTACAGACGGATCGGTGCATAACACAAAAGGTAATATAGCTAATCAATGTCACTTGGCCTGTACCAAGAAAGGTATTGAGAACTTTGTTACAGGGTCAATTGTCGAAATACGTCCAATGACTATTGATAAGCTTCAGGGACTTAACAGCCGAATAAATACAGTGGACGAGTGGCTCTCCGGTGATATAAGAGAAGACGTCATAGGCGCCCTTGAACAAGGAGCATCGAAGAATGACGATTATCTAATCGTTGCTGTTAGTTCGGAAGGCACAGTACGAAATGGCCCCGGTGACACAATCAAAATGGAGCTTATGGATATACTTAAGGGAGAGTATATCAATCCCCATGTGAGCATATGGTGGTACAGACTTGACTCCATTGAAGAAGTCGGAAATCCAAGAATGTGGATAAAGGCACAACCGAATCTAGGAAAGACGGTTTCATATGAGGCATATCAACTCGACGTTGAGCGAGCAGAGAAGGCTCCTGCCACAAGAAACGATATACTTGCTAAGAGATTCGGTATACCGATGGAAGGTTATACATACTTCTTTACATATGAAGAGACACTTGCACACCCCCACAGAGAATTTTGGGGTATGCCATGTGCAATGGGTGGTGACCTTTCACTCGGAGATGATTTCTGTGCTTTCACATTCCTATTTCCAGTTTCGAGAGAGGCGTTCGGTATAAAAGTTCGAGCGTATATACACGAATTCGCTTTGCGTAAGTTACCATTAGCCATGCGCAATAAATATCAGGAGTTTATAAACGAAGGATCACTAATCGTAATGCCAGGAAGTATGCTTGACATGAATGATGTATACACAGATCTAGATCAGTTCATTGAACAATCCGGATATGATGTAAGATGTTTCGGATATGACCCATATAATGCGCTCGAGTTCGTAAATAGATGGGTGGTCGAAAATGGCGAATACGGTGTTGAGAAAGTTATTCAGGGCGCCAAGACCGAATCAGTTCCTTTAGGTGAGTTGAAACATCTCTCCGAAGAACGACTGCTGCTGTTTGACCAGTCTATAATGTCTTTCGCTATGGGTAATTGTATAACTCTTGAAGATACGAATGGTAATAGAAAGCTCATGAAATCTCGTAAAGATATGAAGATTGACCCTGTTGCTGCTATGATGGACGCATTTGTGGCATTCAAGCACAATAGAGATGCATTCTGATATAAGAGGTGATAATAATGAATGATTGGCTTACCTATAAAGGTAGTGGTTCTTCTAGGGCCTATATGGGCGAAACTTTAGTTCATGGTCGGTTTGGATATTCAGATAAGGAGAAACGCCAAATAGATGCTGACGCCCGACTTGCCGAAGCAAAAAGTCAGCAACTCGATGCACTAAAGAAGCAAGGAAATGCGATAAAGAATGAGTTTACAAATATAGAGAGTGCTTACAATTCCTATACGAATAAACACAAAGAGTTCTTAAGTATTTCTAGGGGATACGAATCTGCTGTATCTAAGTATAAAAACAGTTCTACAAAACCTGAGGCTCTACCCGCCCTGTATAATCAGATATTATATTTAGGGAAAACTGGAGATAAAATGCATTCTGAAATGATAGATGCTGATGAAGATATCCAGAAGAGAATCACATCGGTTATCAATAAACTTTCGGAATGGGAATCTAGATGCTCTAAATTAGGCTATAACTCTAGCTCTATGATGAACTATCCCATTCGTGATAAAAGCAACGAAATGCGATCTGGTATTAAGAGTAATCGAGCTGATACAATAAAAAAAGTGTTACGTATGAATACACATACCGTTGGATTGAAAACACCAGAGGATATTAAGAACGATATACAAATGGAATACAGAGTCCGTTCGATGACAGTTCCTTCGAAAAAAAAGTTATAATGAAGAGTAGGAGGTAAATTCAAAATGGGACTAATTCAGCGCGCTAAATATGCGTGGAATGCGTTCATGTCAAGGGCTCCTACTGAAGCCTATGATTATGGGTACACGACATCCTATCAGTCCAACAAGCCAATATTCTATCCTGGATCTGAGAAAACTACAATAATGGCAGCATACAACAAAATTGCCATGGACGTTGCAACAGTTGACTTTAAACACGTAAAGGTCGATGAAAATGGTAGATTCTCAGAAGAGGTTGACTCGCAGTTAAACTACTGCCTTACCCAAGAAACAAATGTCGATCAGATACCCCGGGATTTTCTCCAGGATATAGTCCTCAGCGGATTTGCAAATGGAGTGGCTGCAGTTGTGCCTGTGTATACTACGGCAAATCCTGAATATACTTCCTCTTACGACGTCTGCGCTATGCGTGTTGGACGGGTAACCGCATGGATGCCTCGCCACGTACGGGTCGATTTGTATGACGATCGCGATGGACAGCATCATGAGATAGTGTTACCTAAATCAACAGTCGCTCTCATTCAGAACCCAATGTGGGCGATCATGAACGAGCCAAACTCTACGATGAGTAGACTCATGCGAAAGTTAAGTTTGCTCGACACCATCGATGAGCAGAGTTCTTCTGGAAAACTGGATCTTATAATACAGCTTCCATATGTTATAAGATCCGAGTCAAGAAAGCAACAGGCAGAAAAGAGACGTAAAGACATAGAGATGCAACTCTCAGGTAGTAAATACGGAATCGCTTATACGGACGGAACTGAGAAAATAACTCAGTTGAACCGCCCGATCGAGAATAATCTCCAATCTCAGGTTGAATATCTTACAAATATGTTCTACTCGCAGCTTGGTGTTACTACCGAGATTCTCAATGGAACGGCTGATGAAGCAACAATGACTAACTATTATAGTCGAATAATTGAACCTTGGCTGTGCGCCATCTCAGATGAGCTTACACGAAAGTTCCTGTCGAAGACAGCGAGAACCCAACATCAGAAGATAATGTTCTTCCGAAACCCGTTTAAGCTTGTTCCTGTAACTGCACTCCCTGATCTTGCTGATAAGCTTACTCGTAACGAGATAGTTACATCCAATGAGATCCGTCAGATCATAGGTCTTAAGCCGTCTGACGATCCTGATGCCGATGAACTCCGTAACAAGAACCTTAACAAATCGTCAGAGGAAATGAAACAAACAACACCTATAAATCTAAACAAGGAGAATGATAACAATGAATGATTGGCTTACCTACAAAGGTAGTGGATCGTCAAGAGCAGTAATTGCACATGCCGGAACGATCGACAGATTTAAGCAGGGCTCTGGTTCGACAGTGAACGGATATGAACGATTCGTGTCTCGAATTCAGCAGGTGGAAAATAAAGCGGCTTCGATTGTCGACCAGATACAGAAAGCAGCTAATCTGATAAATACTGGAGTAACAGCTTTAAAAACGGCTCAGGCTAATGTAAAGTCCGCTGCAACCAAGATGACATCACTGGAATCAGAGGCGAGATCTATCGAAGATGCTATAGAATCCAGTAATATGTCTGATATTCAGAAAAGTGCACTCAGAGCACGAATGAATAAAGCCTCAAACAGTATCAATAGCCGGTTTGATAACCTGTCGGTTAGCTATGATACAGTTGGGGTCATTGAAGATTCTCTGGCTAACGCACTTAGCAACTTCAAAGCCGTACGTTAAATACACTATGGAGGTAAATTCAAAATGCCATGCAGTTTTAATCTTGAAGATGCTGATTTTCATGGATACGCCACCAAGAACGATGTAAAATGCACAGATGGTCGAACAATTCGACACAATGCATTCGCCACTAATGACGGTCGTGAAGTTCCTCTTATGTGGGGACATAATCATGATAACATCGGTAACGTTCTCGGTCACGCATACCTTGAAAACAGAAATGACGGCGTTTACGCATACGGAAAGTTCAATGAAACGCCTAATGGACTTGCTGCGAAAGAAGCAGTCAAGAACGGCGATATCCGAGCAATGTCTATATATGCTCGAGGTATTCAGCAGGTCGGAATGGACGTGGTTCATGGAGATATTATTGAGGTAAGCCTTGTAACCGTTGGTGCTAATCCCGGAGCAGTAATTGATACTGTACTCAGTCATGGTGCCGATCTCGGTGAAGAAGGAACAATACTCTTCAATGAGCCGATCGAGCTTGGATGCATAGCCCATTCCGGCGAGGATAAAGGTAAGAAGACAGTGGCTGAAGTTCTCAGTACACTTACTGACGAACAGATGGATGCAGTATCAATTCTTCTTGCCGAAAAAATCGAAAATTCGGACGATAATGAGGGTGACTCCTCAGATTCAGATGATGTAAAACACAGCGACGACTATAACGAAATGGAGGATTTCGAAATGCCTGCACACAATATCTTTGATCAGACACCTGATACCCAGGAAAACACTCTCTCTCATGCCGATTTCGGACAGATTGTCGGCGATGCCGAAGGAATGTACGGCTCTTTAAAGAAATCTGTCATTGCCCATGGAATTCAGCAGGTTGATTACCTCTTCCCTGATTACAAATCCCTGAACACACCTCCCGAATTTATCAAGAGAGACACCGGATGGGTTCAGAAGGTAATGAACGGTGTTCATCACACACCCTTCAGCCGCATCAAATCCATGTTCGCCAATATAACTGGCGACGAGGCGCGTGCAAGAGGTTACATAAAGGGTAAGCTCAAGAAGGAAGAAGTATTCACTCTCCTGAAGAGAACAACTGATCCCCAGACCGTATATAAGAAGCAGTCTATGGATCGCGATGATGTTATCGACATCACATCTTTTGATGTTATTGCATGGCTTAAGTCCGAGATGAGAATGATGCTTGACGAGGAACTCGCAAGAGCTTATCTTATCGGCGATGGAAGACTCCCTGATTCTGACGATAAGATCAGTTCTTCTCACATTCGTCCCATCGCTACTGATGCTGAACTCTACACTATTCAGAAGATCGTTTCCAGAACAGATACTGCTAAGGCGTTCATTACCACGGCTATCAAGGCACGTAAGGACTACAAGGGCTCCGGCGAACCTACACTCTTTACTACTGAAGATATGCTTACTGATATGCTGCTTATCGAGGATGCTATCGGCCGCGCACTTTATCCTGACGTAGCTGCTCTTGCAAGAAAGATCAGAGTTAAGGACATTGTGACTGTTCCTGTTATGGAAGGTGCTAAGGGTGCTGAAGATCGTGAGCTTCTGGGTATTATCGTAAATCTTTCCGACTATAATGTCGGAGCAGATAAGGGCGGAGCTATCAATATGTTCGATGACTTCGACATCGACTACAACAAGCAGAAGTATCTTATCGAAACTCGTTGCAGCGGCGCACTCATCAAGCCTTATTCCGCTATCGCACTCACTCTTGAAGCTGAGAAGAACCCCTCAGGTGACGATCAGACTGACGGCGGCTGATAAGGAGATTCAAAATGGCGAAATTCAGTGGAATGATTGGATTCGCCACTCAGATTCAGACTGAACCTGGAATATGGGAAGAAGCCATTGAAGAACGGCATTATTATGGTGATGTGTATAGGAACCGTATACGTCACCTAAATAATGACCGTATAAATTCTGATACGGACATATCTAATGAAATTAGCATAATAGCTGATCCATATCTAAACCAAAATATAACCGCTATTCGGTATATTACATACATGGGTGTGAAATGGCTAGTTAATGACATTGATATAGACCCACCCAGAATGAATCTGACAATAGGCGGCGAATACCATGCGTAAACGAGCCAACTTCCAAAAAATATTGGAAGAAACTTTAGGTTCCACTAATGTTTACTATCAAGCGCCAGCTGGCGTGAGAATGAAGTACCCAGCAATAATATACGATATAACAACGGTGCATAAAGATCCAGCTGACAACTACGCTTATAGTACGAGCATCGGATATCTTGTTACACTTGTATCAAAGAATCCTGATGACCCAACATTCGAAAAATTGGTTCATTTACCGATGAGCCGGTTTGATAGACATTATCGTGCAGATGGACTCTACCACGATGTGTTTAAAATCTACTTTTAATTAAGGAGGAAACAATTATGGCAGTTCTTGAGTGGGATAAGACCGGCGAACACCTGTATGAAACTGGTGTCTCTAAGGGCGTACTTTATCCTTTCGGATCAGCTGAAACTCCCTATAACAAGGGTGTAGCATGGTCCGGTCTTACTTCTGTTTCTGAGAGCCCCTCAGGTGCGGATGCTACAAAGCTTTATGCCGACGATATCAAATATCTTGATATCAGAGCTGCGGAAGAGTTCGGAGCTACTATCGAGGCATATCAGTCTCCTGAAGAGTTCGACGAGTGCGACGGTACAACCTCTCTTCTTGACGGTGTATCCATCGGTCAGCAGGTTCGTAAGATGTTTGGCTTCTGCTACAGATCGCAGATTGGTAACGATACCAATGGTACTGATCACGGTTATAAGCTTCATCTTATCTACGGCCTCACCGCTTCTCCCTCTGAGAGAAGTCACTCAACAATCAATGACTCTCCTGAGGCTGCGACACTGTCTTGGGAAGTATCTTCTACACCTGTTTCCGTAACAGGTCATAAGCCTACTTCTGTACTTACAATCGACTCTACCAGAATCGATCCTAAGGCTCTTGCTGCACTTGAGAAGGTACTTTACGGTGATACCTCTACCGATGCACGTCTCCCTCTTCCCGATGAGGTGAAGGAGATCTGCGAAACCGCCATCGCTGGCGAATAATACGACAATAAACAATCTTACCACCTAACCAACTAAATGTATGTGGGGTGTCTAGAACAACACGGTTTCTGGATACCCTGGTACATTTATACAAAGTGTAAAGGAGAATTTACAATGATCAAAAGAACCATAACATATACCGATTTCAACGGCATTTCCAGAACTGAAACATTCTGCTTCCACCTCTCTCAGGCCGAAACCATTGAGTTCGAGTGCTCTGAGTCCGGCGGCATAACTAAACTCATCGAAAAAATCATTGCTACACAGGATACTGTAAAGCTTGTTGACATATTCAAAGATCTTATTCGTCGCTCATACGGCGAGATCTCACCCGACGGCAGAAGATTCTGCAAGAAGGATGAAAACGGCAGACCTCTTTTCGATTCTTTTGCAGAGACCGAAGCATACAGCATGCTCTTTATGGAACTCGCAACTGATGAAAAGAAAGCCACTGAATTTCTCAGAGGCATCATCCCTAATATCGATGCACCTACCGATACAAAGTCTTCTGCGCCGGCTATACAGATGGCATCGGCTACATAAATGCTTACCATTGTCTTGCCAGCTTCTAACGGCGAAGTGTTCGATGAACAAACCAATGAATTTCTTTTCTATCCCGAAGTAATCCTCAAACTTGAGCACAGTCTCGTGTCAATTTCAAAATGGGAGTCTAAATTCCATAAGGCGTATATCGATCCACTGAATGAACAGCGCTCTATGGAAGAAACGATATATTATATTGAATGTATGACTTTAAATCCGGAAGAAGTTCCAGATGGTAGTTATAGAAGACTCACACAGAATGATATATTCACTATACAAGAATATATGAACGATCCAATGACGGCGACAGTAATCTCTAAAATGGGAGACAGTAGCCGAAAGCCAGCCAAAAAGATAACCAATGAGGAAATCTATCAGCTTATGATTGCTAATAATATTCCTGTAGAGTTCGAAGAATGGCATATAAATCGATTAATGACCTTAATCGAAGTGTGTCAGATAAAGGGTCAGCCTCAAAAAAAGATGGGAAAGAATGAAGCGCTCGAATATCAGAGGAAGTTAAACGCTCAACGCCGAAAGAAACACTAAATGAAAGGAGAGTACTGATGATAAGAATGGTTAGTAAGGGTCAATTCCGAAAAACATTTCAGTATCTTGAAAGTGTTAAGAACCGATTATTTTTTAGTACTCTCGATAAATACGGTAGAATGGGAGTAGACGCACTTGCCTCAGCTACTCCCATAGACACCGGTGAAACCGCAAATTCATGGAGTTACGAGATAATCAGAACTGATGGTTGCGTTAAACTCGTGTTCAACAACTCTCACATCGAGAATTACGTTCCGATTGCGGTCATACTACAATACGGCCATGCAACACGTAATGGTGGTTGGGTTGAAGGAATCGACTACATAAACCCAGCTATAAAACCTGTTTTCGACGAGATAGTCGATAAATGCTGGAAGGAGGTTACCAGATGAGTACCAGCGTTGACCAGCGCGTTGTTGAGTTACAGTTTGACAATAGTAACTTCGAAAAGAACGCACAACAGTCTCTTTCTACACTTGAAAAGTTAAAAGAGAAACTCAGTTTCAAGAAGGCCGGTGAAGGCCTTGAAGAACTTAACCGCACAATAGTTAAGTTTACAATGAAGCCTATCGAAGACGCCGTGATGGGAGTTTACAATAAATTTACCATGCTCGACAACTTCGTATGGAATTTCTATACAAGAATAAATGATAAACTCCTCGATATTGCGTCTAATACTGCTAAGGCGTTCACTATTGATCCTATAAAATCCGGTTTCGAGGAGTATGAAACCCAGATGGATGCAGTACAGACCATTTTGGCTAATACACAGTCAAAAGGGTCTACACTTGATGATGTAAATAAGGCTCTTAACGAGTTAAACCATTATGCCGATCTTACCATCTACAACTTCACACAGATGACTAAGAATATCGGTACCTTCACTGCTGCCGGTGTCGGACTGGAAGACGCTACTTCTGCAATTCAAGGTATCGCTAACCTTGCTGCGGTTTCTGGCTCAACTTCTCAGCAGGCTTCTGTAGCCATGTACCAGCTTTCACAGGCATTGTCTGCCGGTTCTCTTAAACTTCAGGACTGGAACTCTGTCGTGAATGCTGGTATGGGCGGTGAAGTATTTCAAAATGCCCTTAAACAGACTGCCAAAGAATACGGTGTGGCAGTAGATAAAATCATAGACAAAGCAGGCACATTCCGTGAATCTCTTAAGGAGGGTTGGATTACTTCTGAAATCCTTACAACAACTCTTCGTAAGATGACCGTTACCGGAGCAGATGAGTATCTTGCTAATCTTACGGGAATATCAAAGGACTATATATCTAAAGCGCACCAGGCTGCTGCAGATTCCGCTGATATGAACACCGAGATGCATAAACTTGCTAAAGAGCTTGCTAATACTGGTAAGGTAACTGAAGATCAGGCATATCAGCTTCTTAATATGTCTACAACTGCACAGGATGCCGCTACGAAAGTAAAGACATTCTCCCAATTAATGGATACTCTTAAAGAAGCTGCACAGTCTGGTTGGACACAAACCTGGAATCTCATCATCGGAGATTTCGAAGCCGCTAAAAAACTCTTTACTGAATTTTCTGATCTGTTCTCAGGTCTCATAAATGAATCAGCTGATTCTCGTAATGCAATCGTTGCAGATGCTATGGGATCTAGCTGGGAACAGTTATCTACAACCTTAACTGATGCTGGACTTTCTGTAGACCAGTTTAAGGAAACTCTCATAAAGAATGCTAAAGAATCAGGCATAGCTATCGATGAATGGATTGAGAAAGATGGAAGTTTTGAACAGACCCTTTCTCGAGGATGGCTCAAAGACACCGATATAACTAAAGCATTCGAGGATATGGCTAACGGTGTAGGAACAGCCACCATGTCTATGGAAGAATATCAGAAAGTTGTAACTGATGTTGTTCGTGGTGATTATGGTAACGGCGCTAAGAGAGTAAAAGAACTCACAGCGGCAAATTATGACTATGCCGAGGTTCAGGCTCAGGTAAATAAATGCTGGGACGGAGCAACTCTCGATCTTTCTAAGCTTGATGCATCTATGATAAAGAATCTTGGTCTTACCGAAGAACAGATTCAGGCATATCAGAGATTAGCAGAAGAAGCCAAAGATCCAAACTCTGCTCTTAAACAGATGATAAGTGACATGTCTATGCCTAGTGGTAGAGACATGCTCATCGACACCATACGCAACACCCTTAGCGGAATATTAACAATAACAAACTCTATTAAGAAAGCATTCAATAACACATTTAAACCCTCTGCCGCTCCAATTAAGAAGTTCCTTAAAGTCATCGACAACATATCAAAGAAATTTAAGGAAGTAGAAAAGTATTCAGATCAACTGGAAAGAACTTTCAGTGGACTGTTCTCCATACTCGGAATAATTGGAGATGTAGTCGGTGGAACTGTATCGTATGCTTTCAAGCTTCTTGGTCAGAACGTAAACATTGACGTAAAGAGCATATTCGATTTGACTGCTAGAATCGGTGATGCTATCGTAAAATTCCGTCAGTGGCTTAAAGATACCAACGCTGTTCAGAACGGACTGGTTGGCCTTAAAGACAATGCTAAGAATGTGGTTGAACAGATAAAATCTTTCATCACAAACTTCAACGGATTTTCGTCAATAGAAGGCATAGTATCAAGAATTCAAAATGGCTTTAAAAAGTTACCCGCATCTCTCAATATCGACTTCAGTAAGATAAAGACTGCATTTTCTAATCTCATTGACCATCTTAAGACCACTGGTCATATCGATCTCAGCGAATTTTCCGGCATATTCTCAGATCTCGGTGAAGCTGTAAAGAACGAAATCGAAGGTGTTGATATATCTTTTACCGGTTTCGTAGATTATCTGAAAACTAAAGTAGTTAACGGAGTATCTAAGGCTTTTGATGGTCTTAAGGGAATATTCTCTGGATTTATTGACGAATCGAAAGTATGGATCGATGCTATAAAGAAAACGTTTTCAAATCTTAACTGGGGTGTTGTACTTTCAGTATTCAATACTGCTTTCGTTCTTAAGATAACAGATACGATAACTAGCAATTTAGGAGCGTTAGCAGACAAATTCGAACCCGTAACTGGTATACTCAATAAAGTCAAGGGTGCGATCGGAAAATTTGCAGACGTTCTCAAAGCAGAGGCTCTAAAGACCAAAGCCGAGGCTCTTCTTGAAATAGCAGCAGCCGTCGGTATTCTCGCATTATCTATGACCCTTCTTGCGACAATAAAGAAAGAAGACTTTGGGCGAACTATATTGATGCTTGCCGTGGCGTTAGCTTCTATAGCATCAATGGCCGCCGTGGCCGCTATAATAAATAAATCTTCAGCATCTATGACTGGTGCGTTCGCCTCTCTTGTTGGTATCGCTGTTTCAATAGCCATGGTGTCTAAGATAATCACATCGACTCTCACTGCATTACGCGATGCCAATATTACCATGGGCGAATTTATAGAGATGCTTGGACTTATGGCTATTTCGATGGCCGGAATAAGTCTTGCTGTTGCGGTTCTTGGAGCCAATGTTCAGTTTGCTGGTGTGACTATAGGTGTAAACCTTAAACAAGTCGGACCTTTCTTATTGACATTTGCTGGATTCTTATTTGTATTCGCTAAAGCTATGGAAGCATTGTCAAAGGTTGATGCCGTTATGCGTCCGGAAGTAGCAATACAGTTACTCGGAACCATGAGTGCTGTAGTTCTTGTTGCTAGAGCAGTAAAAGATGTAGATGCTGGCGCCGGAGTTGCAGTATTAGCTATATCTGGTGCGATGTATATTCTTTATAAGATGCTTAACGACATACCACAAGTAAGTGATACTAAAAAATGGCTAAAGTCATTGGCTTCTATAATCGTCATTACAGGAGTAATAAGCAAAATACTTGCATCTTTAGCCGGAGAGATAAGTGAACACGTGGCTAAAGCTGGAATAGCTATGTTGGGTGTCGCTAGTGCTATGGCTATCCTTCCGTTGACTATACAGATGCTCGGAAGCATAAACACAAGGAAACTAACAAAAGGTCTTGGCGCAATAGCTATAGTAGGTGTAATATTCTCAGCTATGATAGCAGTTTCTAAGTTGGCAGGGGAGTTTGCACATAAAGGCGGTATTATGCTCCTTGCTGCTTCTGGCGCCATGTTAGTGATGACTGGAGCTATAGTAACTCTAGGATTCGTAGAACAGTCTACTCTTGATAAAGCCATGAACACCGTAAAAAGTATCGGATTGATATTCGGCGGTATGATGGCTTTATCAGTATACGCTAAGGATTCAAAAGATGCTATAATAGCTATCGGTGGCGTGTTTACAATAATGTCAGCATCCTTAGCAATACTATCATCAGATCTTATAAACAGCGATAAACTTTTAACCGCTGCTCTCTCATTAAGTGCGGTCATGATTGCATTCGGTGCATTATTTAGTATTATAGGTAGTACTGGAGCTATGGCTGCCTCTACAATAGGACAGACATTTGCAATAGTTGGTGTGGTTGCTCTTCTGGGTGGTATCGTTATAGCCATATCGGCGTTGCAGAATGCTGGTCATATAGATGTTGCTATAGAGACAATAGGTAGTTTATCTATACTGCTTGTGGCAATGAGTGGGGCACTTGTTCTGGTATCGTGGGCTTCTAAAATCTCAGGCGGTTTATCTGGATCGATGGCTGGTCTAGCAGCTCTCGCCGTATTTATAGCCGGGGCATATGCTCTCCTCGTTGTAATCGGTGAGCTTCACTACGGAATGACTCTTATGGGCGGTACAGATTACATAGTTGAAGCTATAGAAACCCTGGGTAACATAGGATATGCCCTCGGTAATATGATAGCAGAATTCTTTGTTGGTTCTGTTTCAGGATTACCAGAAATTGGCACTACTCTTAGCACATTCATGGCGAACATGGAGTATTTCCTTGAAGGACTTGACAACATGGACTCTGCCAAAGCTGAGAGTGTTGGAAACCTTGTCGAGGTACTCGGAAAGCTGTTCGCTGGAAAATTCAAAATCAAAGATGCCAAGAAAAATGCCGAAATGTATGAGAAGATAACCGCAAATATGGATGCTTTTATGCCATCACTGGTATCTTTCTCGGAAGCATGCGCCGGACTCAATTCTCCCGGTCTTGAATTAGGTTGTGACGCTATAGAAGCACTTGCTACAGCTTCCAAAGACATACCGACTGAAGGAGGACTAAAGAATTGGTTTCTTGGTGAAACCAGTTGGACCAATTTTGGCTCAGGTTTGTCTGCTCTAGGTGAAGCTATGGTGACATTCTCAACTTCTTGTATTGATGTCGATCAAGATGGACTAACTAAAGGAGCTAAGTGTATTACCATATTGGCCGAAGCAGAAGAAAGTATTCCAAATTCAGGTGGCTTACTGGCCGAATGGATTGGCGACAATACCTGGAGCAAGTTTAAAGAAGACATGCCAGAAATGGGTGAAGCCCTCACCAAATTCTCTGATAGTGTTGTGGGTGTAAATACCGATAATATTGATAAGGGAGCTTATGCGACTACAACACTTGCAAAAGCTGCCAAAGAAATTCCGAATTCCGGCGGTCTTATAGCAAGTCTTATCGGAGATAATAATTGGGATACATTCCAGTATGGATTATCCGTATATGGTAAAGCATTATCTATGTTCTCGTATTACTTGAGTAGCGTCTCATCTGATAATATAGATCTTGGATGCTCCGTTACTTCTAAACTGGCAGACGCTTATGGGGAAATAAATCAATACCCCGCTAGTGGATACTGGCAAGTAATATACGCTGGATTGGCTACTTATGGTGCTGCATTAAAACAATTCAATGACAGTATGGAGAATACAGACCCAGATCGAATCTTAAAAGCAGCAACTGCTACCACCTACTTGGCCAAAGCGGTTACTGATCTTAAGTCTTCTGGATTTACCAGTAAAACATCAATAAAATGGGATAATATAAGTGCTAATATACAGAGTTTCCGTACAATACTCGGTGCTGACCTTGATATACTTGGTAATACCATGACCGACAGCACATATAGTGATATGGTTCGTCTTAGGACGTACTTATCCGAGATACCGAAAGCTTTTGATGCTGTTAACGTTATTGATGAAACCTCAATAACTAAATATACCACTCGAATCGATACTCTTCTTAACACAGTTCGAGATGTAAAAGATGCTTCCTCATCTATATCTCTCGGATTATTAAAGAAATCGTTCGCTAACCTTGCTAAAGATATGTTCGATGGCATAGCAGAAGGTATTGATAATGATGAACAAGTATTATCAGCAACATATAAAGTCGGAAATTCAATTCTTGCTAAATTCCGAGATTGTCTTGGAATATCTGGAAATGATCAGAAGTCAATAAAGTTCTTATCTTACGGATATCAGTGTGTGAAGGGATTTGCTTCTGGGGTTAATGACAATGTTGGCGAAGCTACGGATGCAATGTCGCAGTTTGGTTCACTTGTCTTACTTGCATTTAAGAGACAACTTAATATAGGTGAATTACTTACTGAAGCATTCACCGCTCCTGGTAATGGATCTGGAAGTGCCACTGTACAAGGAAGTATGGCCCGTGCTGGTTCTAACGCTGGTACTGAGTTTGCAGAAGGTGTAGTTACTGCTGCTGGAGATGTTGTTGAAAATGCTGATACAGATGGGGCAAGCAATTGGGTAGAAGATACCGTCAACAAAGCAGTCGATACGGGAAAAGTCTGGATCGATAAAGCTAAAGGTGTATTCAGCGGGATCTTATCTGGAGATACTCAAGGAATACTTAATAGCCTTGGTTTTGATCTGGATAATCTTCTCGGAGGCGGCTTTGACGTAAATAATTCAGACATCTCAAAATACTTTAAGGATCTGAATAAAGATGTTAAGGGTTATTCATTTAACTCTTTACTCGATACTGCAAAATCTGAGTTCGATGAGTTCTTCGAAGCATATAAAGAAGGACGAATATCACAATCTGAATACGATAAGCAGTACACTGATTTGCTTAAGAAGTATACCTCGGAGCAGGCTGGTATAATTGCTTATGGTCAGGAACAGATGAAGAAGTACCTCGAGGACGAGTTTAAAGAGATAAACAAAACCTACGAGGATAACATCAAAGAGATCCAGAAAAAAATGGACACAATGCAGAGTAACTATGTACAAAGCATGGAATCTGCGTTTACTGTCAAAACAAATAAGGACATCTACGATGAACAGTTAAAGGAAAGACAGGATAAAGTCGATGAGTTAACTGAAAAACAGGAAGAACTCAAGACTAAATACGGAGAAGAGAATATCCTTGTTAAGGAGAACGCTAAGAATCTCGAGACTGCTACTAAGGAACTTGAAAAGTTCAAGAAGGAGCATGAAGAGAACACTGAAGAGGGGTATGCTAAAGCCCTCGCTAAATATACCGATAAAATAGATAAACTTACTAAGAAACGAGCTCGTATGGCTAAACGTTACGGTGAGGAATCTAGAGAGGTAAAGCAAGTTCAGAAGCAACTCGAAGAAGCTAACAAGGAAATGGAGAAGTGGAAGAGCAATCACGAAGTCAAGAAGGATGATGACATTGCCGCTATTGAATACGGTGAAGCCTTTAAAGAACAGACTGTTGCTCTTACTAACTATAACTCCACTGTTGAAAAGCTCAAGAAGAAGGGTGTAAGCCAGTCAGTTCTTGATATGCTTGCTGGTGAGAAGGATGTTAAGAAAGCCTCCGCTATAGCAGACTATATCAATAATATGTCTACTGAAGAGCGAAAGATGATGGAAGCCCAGTATGACATCTATCAGGCAGCTGGTAAAGAAGTAGCTAAAACGTTCTATGGACCTGAACTCGAACAGGCAAATCTCGATTATGTAAACTCTATAATCGATAAATGGAACGAGATGCCAGATTCAGCAAAGGGTATCGGCGAAAATATTATCTTAGGTTTAACCGAAGGATTTACTGACGCTACAGAATCCTCACTTGAAACTATAGGTTCTAGTGGAGAAAAGATAACCCAGGAGCTCAAAGATGTGTTTGGTATCCATTCTCCTTCGAAGGTTATGAAGGAAGAGGTTGGCTATTATCTTGCGGACGGTCTTGTTCAAGGATTCCTTGAAAGACTTCGTGCTTATACATCAATACTTACCGGTGAGGTTCTTAAGGACTTCTCATTCGATACGAATGATATGGTAAATGTCACGGCCTTTGATAACACCCTTAACGAGCTCACATCAGCAATTCAAAATCGAATGAATTTACAGCCTACAATAACGCCAGTTCTCGATATGAGTATGATTGATTCTGGCATAGCACAGTGGCAGGCTACTATGGGAATGCAGACACCAAGCTATCTCATGAACGCCGCCATGACTGTAGATTCGTCTGATGTGTCTGTTGTTACAGCAATCAACAGCATGAGTACCACCATCTCCAGCAAACTCGACTCTATTAATCCCAACCCAGCAATAAGTAGCCTCGGATCTAGTGTAAACAGTAGTATTGCCGCTCTTGGTAATTCTATGAGTAACATGAACGTAGTTCTTGATACTGGAACACTTGTAGGGGCTATGTCCAGCGGTATGGGAGAAGCAAGCACACTAAAGACACGAGGTAGTTAATAATCTCAAAATATTTGTCTATCTGCCCAAAATATTCTGGGCAGATAGATTTATAAATTCGAGGTGAGTATATGCATAACACAATTGACAACGCTATAGTTGCTGATGATACAGATGAATTAAATGATCTGCTACAGAGAATTGATTTTTC